AAATGGCTACTAACTTATATGAAAAAGTAAAAGCACATCCTATGTTTTATGTATGTTCTGTTTTGTGTGGCCTCCTGGCTGGCTGGACTTTAATGAATGGTTGGAATTGGATTTTTAGTGATATGGGTTCAATTGAAACAAAATCAGGTTTAGTTAATGTAAATTCTTGTGAAATTGATCTCAGTGATGTTAAGATAATGAAAACGTTTAATAAGGATGAAATTGTGAATTCTGCTAATAGACACATAGTTTTAAGTTCTGTAACTCCCCGAATTCTAGGTTTAATTAAAAATGATCCCGAACTCGCTAAATTTAATTTCCATATACCTAAAGTTGTTTTAGAATCAAATATTGAGAAAATGAATGCTGAATCAAACCCATCAGGTGATAACGTGACTAAGAAAATTCCAGTTGTTAAGATGGAAAGTAACCCTTCAGGTGATAGTGTAACAAAGAAAATCCCTTTAATCAAAGTAGAATCAAATCCATCAGGTGATAATATAACTAAGTCAAAACCTAAAATTAATATAGAGAGTATTGATGCTGAAATTCACATGTGGAAAGACCGTGAAGCCCAACTTTTAATTAATAATCGTATTTTAGGTAATATGTATCGTGTTGTTGGAGTTCGTGGTGACAAAACTCAAGAATTATTAAATTGTTTATTTATCCGTGGTCGTATTGCACTCGTTCCCACCCATTTAAAATCTGCTTTATTTTTATATGATTCAATTTTATTAATGAACTCCTATTCTGTTAAATATTTGCTTCCTGTTAATGCTTTAAAGTTTGTAGATATAACGAATCGGTTTGGTAATAATAAAGAGGCTTCTCTTATGTATGTAGATAGTAAGTATGTAGCTAATCATAGTGATATTGTAAAACATTTTCAAACTTCTTTTGAAATGGGTAAATGGCGTGCTTCTGATATAACTATGCCAACATTAAACTATTTAAGTAAACTTGATATGATGACACCTACTCTCCTTGGTAATTCTGAATGTAAAGCTCTCGATAATGAAGTTACTATTTCTGATTCTTCAAATCCAACTGATGTAAAGAAAATAATATTGCGTGAAGGTTTTGTTTATTCCCTAAATACTAAACGAGGTGATTGTGGAAGTCCTATTGTTGTTAACGAAAGTAAAGTTTTACGGAAAATTTGTGGAATTCATAATGCTGGTGCTGCTGATGGTAAATGTTATGGTGAAAGTATTTCCCAAGCTGATTTGTTACGTGCACTAAATGTGATCCCTGCTGAACACCAAATAATTTTTGATATTGATGATTTGAAAGGTGCCTGTATTGATTTGCCCACTGAAGAATTTATTAGAGAATCTGTTCCCTGCTTAAAATTTAATCCTGCTGCTTATTGTTTACAACCCCCTGCAACTGTTTCTAACTCTGAATTACGATCTTCTGTTATAACTGGCACTCTGTGCGAACCTATTACAAAACCTGCATTTTTAAAGCCCACCCTTATTGATGGAAAATTAATCGATATTAAACGTAAAAATTTAGCTAAAGCCGCTATGGATACTCCTTTTATTCCTGAAAATGAAGTAGTTGCTGCCTCCCTCCCTGTAGAACGTAAATTATTACATAATATTAACCCCAAATTGCGTAGAGTATTAACTATTGAAGAAGCTGTAATGGGTTCAGATGATTCTGAATTCTTAGATCCTATGAACCGTAGCTCTTCTCCAGGTTATCCCTGGATATTAGAGCGTAAGTCGAATTCGAAAGGTAAACAACAATGGTTAGGTGATGATGAATATTTTATAGATAATAAACTTAGGAATGTGTGTAATGAACGTATAGAATTGGCTAAGCTAGGTAAACGTATGCCTACTGTTTGGGTAGATACTCTTAAAGACGAACGTAGGCCAGTAGATAAAGTAAATGCTGGTAAGACTCGTGTCTTTGCAAATGGCCCTATGGATTATACTATTGTTTTTAGAATGTATTTTGCTGGATTTTTGGCACATATAATGGAAAATAGAATTAAGAATGAACAATCTATTGGAACTAATACTTGGGCGAACGATTGGACTCGCACTGCGCGGTATTTACAGCGAAAAGGTAAGAAAGTAATAGCTGGTGATTTTTCAACCTTTGATGGGACTTTAAATTCTTGTATTGTAGGTCGTTTTCCCACTGTTGTTAATCAATTCTATGATGATGGACCTCAGAATGCTTTAATACGTCAAGTTTTATTTTGTGAAGTTTTTAATTCAGTACATCTTTTTAATGACATTTTTTACATGTGGACACATTCTCAACCTTCTGGGTGTCCACCCACAACCCCGCTAAATTCTTATTATAATTCTACTAGTATGCGTGTCGTTTTTAACCGTTTATCTAAGCCGTCACATGAAATTGTCCACTTTTTACATGAAACTCGCACTTCTGATTTTAAAGGTTTTGCTGAATATGTTTATGAAAATACACCTCTTAAGGAATCTTTTAAATGCTTAAATTCTGTTTTTAGAACTAAGTTAGGAAATGGTACTGTAGTTAATAATATACGCACTAATAATCAAAATTGTTATTTAGATTTAATTAAATTTGCTGAACAAAACCCAAATAAGACTTTTATTGCCCCTAAACTAGGTGTAGGTATTTTTAAACGCAAAGAAATAGATTTAGAGAATGTTTTAATTCAAATAAAGAAAGCTTTTAATGTAACTTTTATTTTTCCTGATGATATAATTCTTTTACCCCGTGATTTTTATAATAAATTTGATGAATATTGTACTATGGTATCATACGGCGATGATAATGTAATTAATATATCCGACGAAATTATAGACTGGTTTAATCAACAAACAATTACTTTAGGTTATGCTACGATAGGAATGATTTATACTGATGAAGCTAAGACTGATGGAATACCCCCTAAATATAGAACTTTAGACGAAGTAGCCTATTTAAAGCGTAAATTTATATATAATAATAATACTGGAGTGTACGATGCTCCATTAGATTTAGATACTATTAAAGAAATGACGAACTGGGTTCGTGGTGATTTAGACAATAAAGCTTCAACTCTTGAAAATTGTAGTAATGCTATTCGTGAATTATCAAATCATAGTAAAGAAATTTTTAATGAAAATGTAATGAAATTAAATAAAGCTTGTTTGTCTAAATGTGGTGAACTTCCCGTGCAATATCCCTATGAGGATTACTGGGAGGAACGCCTTTTAAAATACTTTACGGAATAATTATGTGATCTTGCTTAAATAATAATTTATCTTGAATATTAAAGTAATGCTATAATTATAATTAGGTTAACTATTTAGTTATAAGAATACCTAGCCAGCAGTCCTGGTAAATTTCTTAAAGATATCGAGGTAGTGCATTGGGTGATGACACTAACGGGGGTTTACTCTCGGCCTTTAAATAAATAACCTGCTGATACTTCAAATTTAACTGATACTAATGTTGATTCTACTGAATCTTTTAATACTAATACTAATGATACTGAACGTCTTGCCCATACTACTTTTGATGATGCTATCGATACAACTGCCCAAGCTATGCCTCTTTCCTCAACTTCTCATTTTGTTCAAGATTTAATGGATCAAACGGCCTCTATTTCTGAGGTTTTAGCTAGACCCTTTTTGATTTCTGATATACATCTTTCTGTACCTGGAATTCCTTTAACTTCTTCTGTTTCAATACCTTTGGCTCTTCAAAATTTTGTTTCAAATGTTTCACTGCCTTCTGCAATTCTTGCCGATCCTCTTAAAATGTCAAAATTGGAATACTTTAAATATTTTACGGCTGATATGAAAATAAGAATAGAAACTAATGCTCAACCCTACATGTCTGGTAATTTTGGATTTTTTATAACCCTTATCCCAATTTAACTCGTAATAGTAATGATATAAATACTGCTTCTTTATCTTCTATAACGTCTTACCCCGGTATTGAATATGATATTAATCAAATGTCGAGTGGTGAAATTTCAATACCTTTTGTTTCTTATGAACGTGCTTTTGATTTAGAACAATCTGTAGATTATTGTAGTTTATATATTTCACAACTAACTAATATTAGAGATACTACTACTGAAACTAATTTACGTATGCGTGTATATGGTTGGTTTGAAAACATTAAAGTTTTTGGTGCTTCTCACCATGCAAATGTCTCCTCTACTTATCTTAAAAATAAAATAGCTGAATATAATAGAATAATAGATGCTCAAATTCAAATTAATACAAGGAATGAACAACCTGGAGTTGTTTCTACCGTTGCTTCTGGTGTTTCAAAAATTGCAGGTGCTCTTTCTGGTGTACCTGTTGTTGGTTCAATTGCTGGTTCGGTTGGTTGGTTGAGTGATATTGTAAGTAATGTTGCTTCTGTGTTTGGTTTTTCTCGTCCCACTTCAATTAAAGAAAATATTCGTGTTTCTAATATCCCTGGTCACGGTTACTTATGCTATAGGTGTAGATGAATCTGTCTCTCTTTCTTCGCGTGCTGATAATGAATTAGGTAATCAAAATAATGTTTTTCAAACAGAAGTAGATGAGATGGACTTTGATTATATTGCCCGTAATCCTGGTGCTGTATCGGTATTTCCATACTCAACTACTTCTGATAATTCTTCATGGCTTCACCATTTTCAGTGTTCTTTAGAACCAGATAGTACTAGAATTTTTAATAGTGATGCGAATTTTGCTAAATTATTTGCTCCTACATGTGCTGAATATATTGCTGCTGCTTTTCAATATTGGCGTGGTACAATTTGCTTTAAAGTTTCAATCGCTAAAACTCCTTTTCATAACGGTAGACTAATTTTAAGTTATGATCCTTCAGTTGCTGCTACTACAGATACTCCTTATTCTAGAATAGGTAAAGCTTATACAACAATATTAGATATTAGTGAAAATTCTTCTGTTATAGTAAAAATCCCTTTTCTCTCTAAATTTGATTATTTATCCACTTATCCTGCACTCACAACTACTAATGATACTCCAAATTATAATTTTATTTCATATGGCACTTTTTCTATAGGTGCATTAGCCCCCTTGCTTGGTCCAGCTACTGTCGATACTATCGTAGATGTTGTTGTTTGGAAATGGGTTGAAGATATTGAGTTAGCAGTGCCAACCTCTGTTGTGGATCGTGTTGTTGGTGTTGACACAACTGACCCTACATATAAGATTATAATACCTGATACTGGTTTTTATGGGTACTATGTTGGCACTGATACCTCTGTATCAGAATTAGATCGTACTTTTGGTAATAATACTACGTTAACTTTTGATTCTTCTCAAACTGCTGTTGTTACGGATAGTGGTAATACTACAACATATACTACAACAATGGGTAGTTTTACCATTGGTGGTACTCTCTCTTTTCAAATAAGGCAAGCTGACGGTACTTGGGGAACCACTATAGTCGGTGGTGGTACTGAACGTTTGTCTACCCTTTTAATTGCTCCTTATTATACAGCGCGTGTTTTGTCTAATTTCTCTGTTGATGCTGCAATTCAAATCAATCTAATGAATCGCGACGAAGAAAATACAATTGTTTTTAATAATCCTAAAATTGATTTTTCTAATCTTCATTCTCTTCAATGTATTGGTGAACGCATTCTCAATGCTCGCCAATTATTACGCTCTCATCGTGAATATCGTTTTTCAGAAGCTGATGCAAATTTTATCCCTTTCACTGATCATCCAACAACATTAACTTATTTATATGCTAATAATACTTATGTAGATTTCTTTTCTCACCTTTATAGATTTTATAGAGGTGGTTTTTCAATTAAATTGCTAACGCGTACTAATGATACAAATACTCGTGTAAAATCAACTCTAAGGTTTAGAAACCCCATTAATAGTATGTATTATACAGGTGATTATGACAACACACCCACACATGTAACTTATCCAAACTTGAATCCAATTCACGAAGTACGTATTCCCTATTATGCTCAGACGTATAGACGTGTTATATGTAACCACTCCCGAAATGACTTAGATTATTTAATACCTGAAGTCAAAATGGAAATGTCAACAATTGGCGATATTTATATGGCTGGTGATGACAATCTTTCATACGGTTGGCTCGTAGGTCCCCCAACTATGGCCCAAACCTTAATGTCCCCCTAAAATGCTTATATTAGTGTAGTTTGCAATCTACACATTCTTTTTGTACTTTTGATTAACCATAAAATTAATTAATTTATATTAAGTTTAAAATTAAATACAAGTAAATTCTTTCAATATTTTAGTTTGCTTGAGCCTACTCTTCAAGTAGGTTACACACTTGAATCTTATGATGCGGTGCTGATCAAACAATGAGCGCTTCACTTGCCTTAGCCGGCCGGTGATTTTTGTCTTGTTTGTGTTGCTAAAAGACTGCCTTTCGCATGGTGGTAAAAG